TTGCATACAAAGCAATTACACTTGTAACATTGGCCTATAACTTCGCATTGGCGGCTCAAACTATTATCGCTGGAAAGGGCGCAATGGCTTTAAAGGGTAATGCAATGGCGTTAAAGGCTTACGGCGTTATTACAAAAACTTTAATCGCAATCCAATGGGCTTGGAATGCCGCTATGGCTGCAAATCCAATAGGCTTAATTGTTGTGGCGATAGTTGCTGTTATTGCTGTTATTGCATTATTGGTAAAATATTGGGATACTATAAAAGCAAAATTCGAGTCGTCTACTGGATGGGTTAAAGGTGTTATGACTGTTTTTGCCCTATTAGCGGCGCCTATTTTAATGGTCGTAAATACGATTAGCAAACTAATAAATTCATGGGATTACATCAAAAAAGCATTTACGGATGGTGGTTTTGTTGCTGGCTTAAAAGCTATTGGCGGCGTTTTGCTTTCGGCTTTGATAGATCCCATGATTTTCTTTTTAAAATTATTGGCTAAAATACCAGGTCTTGGCGGAATGATCGACCCATTAATTGGCGACCTTAAAAACTATCAAATAGGATTAGAGGGCGGCGACGCTGTAACGGCACCGAAAGAGCCTATTAGTATGCAGGCCACGCAAAACAAAGTAACAAGCGAACAAATAAAAGAAAGTAGGCAATCGGTTGATATTAATATAAAAGATCCTAACAATAGGGCAAATACAACAGCAACAAAGGGCGCGGTTCCCGTAACCGTAAACGGCACAACAGCACAGTTCTAAGATGGATATAGGCCTATACGAGACGCTAAATGGTGGCGACATGTCGATTCAAAATAATGACATTTGGGCAACTATGGCGCTGTGGAATCAAATATACATAGGCTTGTTTGGTGGCAATGTCGAAGAAAGCACCAATGACGCCACGGGCAAAGGAGAGCAAAGAAAAGATTATTGGGGTAATCAATTTTTGGAGGCTGAACCCGACGAATTTTTAAACTCGCAAACAGAAAGGATCTTAAACACAACATCTTTAAATAGTGCTGGTCGCATAAGAATTGAGCAAACGGTTAAAAACGACCTTGCTTTTTTGTCTAAATTAGGAGCTGTTACGGTGGCCGTGTCGATCGTTGGCATTGACCGCATATTAATTGAGATAGGCATAACCGAACCAAACGAATTGACCGACCAGAGATTTCGTATTCTTTGGGACGGAACGCGCAATACAGATATTACAGGCAGTGATAGCGACCGTACTGGTGGTATTATTTCTCAATTATGGATTTTGCGAAATGGTATTTGGGATGATTTCGGGGCGTGGTTTGACAACGAATATTGGAAAGATATATGAATACACCTAAGTTAAGGGAGCTTCAAAACTCCATTTTAAGCGCTTTTGAGACTCGTTTTGGCACTATAAATAGGGGCTTAAAGTCTGTTTATCGCACTATTTCGCAGGTTTTAGCAGGCGAAATAAGATTAGTTTATCTTTATGGAGGCGCAATACAGCGCAATGTATTTGCGGATTTGGCAGATTCAGAAATTAACGGCGGTACTTTAGAGCGTTTCGGTCGTGCAAAGCTAGGGCGCGACCCATTCCCAGCCTCTCAGGGCGTCTATTTAGTTGATGTTGCGGGTTCAATAGGTGGAATTATTAGAGCAGGTATAGTTTTTAGGGCTGGCAATGGCTTCAATTATGTTAACGAAACAAACCTAACACTAATTGCAACCACTGGCCAAATAACCGTTCGCGCTTTAACGGCTGGGCTGGATGCAAGGCTGACAGCATTAGATGTTATTAACTCCACCGAGCCAATTTTAAATGTGGATGGTAGGGCTGTCGTATCTCAAGAAACCGAAACGCCTTTAAGTGCTGAAAACACTGAAGATTATAGGGCAAAAATAATGCTGGCTTTTCGCACCGAATCAATGGGTGGCGCCTCTGGTGATTATCGTTTATGGTCGGCCGACGCTCAAGGCGTGGAAAAAGTTTATCCGTATGTAGGAACGCCTGGCACAATAAACTTATACGTCGAGGCTACAACAATAGATAGTACAGACGGGTTCGGAACACCATCAAATACAATTTTAACTAATGTAGAGGCTGTTTGCAGGGTAGATCCAGACACCACGCTAAATGATAACGACCGAACCCGTTTACCTATGGGGGTTTTTGAGTTTAATGTTTTGCCAGTTTTACCACTTGCAGTTGATTTGGTTGTTTCTGGATATACTGGCAATACCGTTGAGGCTCAAACAGCTATAACAACCGCATTAGATGCATACTTGAAGACTATTAGGCCTTATATTGCTGGTGTTGATAGATTTGATTCATCTTCGCTATCTGAACAGCGTTTAATAGGGGTTGTTGCAGATGCTTTACCGATTGAGTATAATTTTACATCTTTGGCCTTAAGTGTTAACGGAACGCCAACCAGCATTTACACATTTACTTTTGCTAATATTCCGCGCGTAGGAACAATAAATGTAACCGTATGATATTAGGTAATTTATCGAGGCAATTAAAGCCAACAGGCAGGGCGTTTAAGTTCCCAAAAGGAGGCAATGCGGACGGTGTTTTGTCTGTAATTGATGAAACTATTGATACGTGCGCCACTGAATTAGCCTCTATTTTATTTACTATTTTACCCGATAATGACAATTTTACCGAGGCAGATGCTGCAATTTGGGAGGAGCGTTTGGCGCTCGTGTCTGGTGCAACTTTAGCAGATCGCAAACTTGCAATTATGCGAAAATTAAATTCACCTGGTCCCGCAAAAGGTCGTTTATCTTTGCTTTATTTTCAATCGCAATTGCAAGCGGCTGGCTTTCAAGTTTGGGTACATGAAAACAAGTTTAGTGATGGGATGGGTGGTTATGTTGTCACTAATCCAGGGGATGGATTAGGCGGTTATACACAGCATGGTTTAGGTATTCATGGCGTTTCAACTCATGGAGCTAGTGGTTTTCCTTACAATTCAATTATTGCTAATTTTAGCAGAAAGGAGGACGAGGGCAGTGCTATTTTTAGTGACGAACAGTTGAAAGCTACATTTTTCATAGGTGGACAAACATTCCCTAATTTTGCATTTATACCAGCCAATCGAGAGCGCGAGTTTAGAAAATTGGTTTTATCTTTAAAATCTCAACATTTAACAGGCTATCTTTTAATAAATTTTATATGAGAAAACTTTCAGATACGCCAAATATAGGCGGTTCAAATAGCACTTACCCAGACGGTGTAATAATTGATAATGCAGGGGCTGTAGTTGGCACAGCGTTAACTGAAATACTTTATGGTGACTTAGTTCAGTCCATTCATAAGCTTAGGCGTTTAGCTGGCATATCTGAAAATAATTTACCTGATAATGAGGATAATGGGTTTCAGATTGTAAAAGCAATGATGCAACAAGGGCTACCAACATGGTATCCTGCATCTTCTAAAATTGATTTTGGTAGTGTTAAATATGTAAAATATGGCAGTGCTATTTTCTACCATATTACAAACGTTAGCACTAATACAAATCCATCTTTAGATACTGCAAATTGGTTTCGTGTTTATTATTGGAATGGGACAAAAATAGTTTATAGCGACGAGGCTCGCATCGCTGGAATAGAAAATGCTTTGTCCACCGAAACAACTAATCGTACAAATGCTGATACTGGATTAAGTGATCGCATAAACCCATTAGAATATCACGTTGCGAATACGACAAATTACAACAATGCTTATATTGATAGGTATAGACCTTTTGCGGTTGGGGCTGTAGTTTTAGGAAATATAGGTACATCATTCCCCCAGGTAGTATTTGGCGATTTTGCTTTTCACGATATATCGGTGCCTTTCGGTGGAGCAACCTTAATAACCTTAAGGTTATTAACAAGCCCTCTCGTAGTTAATTCTTTTAGAGCCTTATTCTCTGTTCAAGGAAATCTTGACGCTAGCAATGGGGCAATAATAACTTACTCGCCTAATTTTGCAGCAGGTACGCAATTTATTCAAATATTAATACGGGAAGCTGTGAGTGCTGTTCAATTACCAGCTTCACAGGTATTGCACATTGAATTAATTAATGTATATTAATGTATCAAATAAACATCGACACCAAAGAGATTAGCAAATTAACAGCTACATTACAGGATATGCACCGTTCAGCATATCCTGCGGCAGTTAGGCAAACGCTTAACGATTTGGCTTTTGATGTTAAACAAAAACAGTTAGATGCAACGTCAAAGCAACTTTTTACTATTCGTAATCCTAAAATGATTAAGGCGTTTAGTAAGGTTATTAAAGCTACTGGTTTTGATACTGGATCTATGGTTGCTGAATCTGGCATGTTAAATAAAGGAGCTGGCAAAACGTTTGACAAACAAGAGGTCGGAGGGAGTTATTCGCACGAAAATATA